TGTGTAATATTAGTAATATAGCGTCGGCGAGGATAGAATAGAGAATTATAATTCACAATTCTATAGAACCCAGCGCCACCAATAGCACCAGGAACATTCGCTAATGCATTAGTGGCGGTTAGAAGAGTAAAGCTCGTATTGAGCGTTACTGCCCCAACAACCATATCAATGCCGTTTACATCTGTTTGAGCAGTGTTGCTCATGCGCACAATTGTACCAACAGATATGCCAGCTGTGCTCGCTGTTGTTACAACGGGTTGTGTCGCATTAGTTGAAGCTGTGGTTGCCACAGGTCCTGATAATAGCGGTTGAGCACCAGGAGTATTTCCAGATGGATCATAAAGTGTAAATCCACCAGTTGCCAATGCATCAGAATTAAGAGTTGAAGCAGCATTAGTCTTATAATTGACTAATCCGGTTCCAGGAGCCATTCCCCTTTGCCAATAGTATTCTATTCCAGCATAAGCGTTAGCTGTGCCTTGGAAGTAAACAGAATTTAGGCCATTTGCTGCATATTTGGTGTAGTTATAAACTCTCAGCCAATCAGCACCCGAAGGGATTGCGATTATAGTCGAGGAAGCTGCCTGATTACTTGCAACGCCAGGATTTGGATTAACTCCGAAGTAAGACGAGGTAAAGGTACCTTGTCCAAGTATTGTACCGTCCATAGTCTCTCCTTAAGCTAGTGTGCAACGTAAGTTAATAACCCATAAATCGTTCAAAATCCTAGGGACTTCGGCGAATTTATAGCCAACAGAAGCATTAAGGGCCAATGGACCATCATAGATTGGCGGTCTATATATAAACGAGGCCGAATACCCATCTTGCTCAACACAAGCATAAGCTTCAAGGCCTGTTACAAATATATTGTATACCGTATTGCCCAGAGATGATGCATTAGCTGAGGTGCTACCTATAGATGAAATGAGGAAGCGCACATTGGATATAGATCCATATTCACTTCTTAACGCATTCATAGGAGCAGGATATGAGTTCTTATTGATAAACCCAGCAACATTGTCTAGATTGCCAATAAGTGAGGTTGAGCATAAGCCGAAATAGGCATCGCGAACAGGCGCTGTTCCAAACTTATCTTCACCCTCAATATTGTCCATTATAGTATACGCATTATTTCCCATTAAGGCTCTAATAACCGTATCTACGTCAGACCGCTGTATTTCCGTAGGAACGTCGCCATTCACGCCACCAGTACAATTAATGAAGCTAGCTGTAGCCGCTAACATTGTAGAGGTCAGTTGATCCTCTGTTTGGCGTAGCGAAACACCGAGCCTAGCCGCACATTCGTTCAGAACTGGGTCCTGATTTTGAAGTGTTACTTGCTCATTTAAAATTACATAAGTGCCATAAAATGACAACTTGGCATCGATGTCTACGGCTGTGAGGTTTTGTGCCGGAGGCGTGATACCGGTGTTCCCAAGTGGAACCATAGCTGTCGCTAATGGATTGTACCTACGCATTCTAAGAGTATTACCACCATTTCTCGGCATCTGCTTCTTAACAGCCGGGATCTTGTGGATCATATTGGGCACTGGCACGCTTAAAAGCTTATAACTAAAGCTTTGTTGGACGGGCGAGGGCAGAGAGGATGTCGTTGTAATTGCCATCGAGATCTCCTTGAAATATATTCACATATCTCAAGCTGGACGAAGTCTTGCACTATTATGCGTCCACGGATTGGGCGATGATCCGATTGCGCCCTTAGACAGAGTATGCGACACTCTAATTACGCAGCATTAATATACTATAATTTCGAAAATTCTGCATTAAGGTTGATCTGGCAAGACTATCCAGTAGTCTATTTCATCTTGAAAAAATTCAGGAAGATTGCTATTGCCAAGAGTAATGAATTCCCCGTGCCGCTCACTCCACTTAACAAAATCCATAGCTTTAACCATGTCATTACCTACAACAATATACGATTTAAGCAGTATTATAAATATTTTGTCTTTAGGATACGTCGTGCCGGGCGAAGCCTTCATCCATTGCATAATTATATCTCGTATTAGGGGCACCGGGGAGAAAGTTGGGACGGACTCGCCCGGTGCCTTAGTCAAGTAGATTTTATCTGGCCTTCATGGCGTCAAACATTTCACGCTGTAGTTGCTTGCGAAGCTCATCGGTCAAACCATTTTCAAATGCATTTGCTTTTGATAGCGGACTATCCCCACGCTGTGGATTAATAGCAGCAGAAGGCTTAGGTTTAGCCGCATTCTTTTGTACCATTGCTTGCTCCTTATCATACATATTGTCATGCGATATGCCAAGTTTCTTAATAAGCTTATAGGTTGATATTGCTTTACTATAAAGGTCATTAGATGAATGTAGAGTTGCTGACAACTCAGGGAAATCTTCCTTTAGTTTCTCTATATTATCCACTGACACAACTTTATCAAAATCAGGATACTGAGCTATTATTCGTGACTCGATTGATTGGCTTTGAGATTGTTGTTGGTATTGTCTAAGTTGCTCTTCGAGCTTTCGAACTTTCCTATCAACCTTGGATAGATGTTTTCCTTCAGCATACGTATCAGGATCAATGTTGAGCTCATCATCGTCTGATTCTTGTTGTTGTTGGGGTTGTTGCTGCTGCATTTGTCTAATGAGTTGATAGGCTTCATCTCGCTCACGCTCAGCCCTCTCTCGTTGTTGCCGAAGTTGCTTCCAGCTCTCCTGTGGTTTAACCGGCTGTTGCGCTTCCTGCTCAGGGATAGGCGCAGCTTCTACTTGTTGTTGTTCCGTTTCAGGATTTTGTTCAAGAATTTGCGAATTAACATCATTATTAACGTCATCGTACATCTATTTCTCCTTCAATAAGGGGCTGTCATGCTCTTCCCCATTTAACTTCTTCATCAGACTATACAAAGTCCCATCTGCAAATTTTATAACAAATTCTAATAATTGTCTTTCAGATTCATGAACTTCATTCTTATGTTCAATAAGATGGTGGCATGTATCGCGGTCGGGGATAGACCAGATGTAGATCAGATCTTCTGTTTTTGAATCATATTTATAGATTGATTGATCGTAGTTAGGACGGGGACAGGCATGAAGGGCTATGAAGTATTCCCTGAAAGTAGGAACAAGATTAGTTAAGAGCTTTTCGGTCTTCAGCGTGGTCATAATAAAGAAATCACCGGGAAATTTACGCCTATTTGTCTCAGCACATTCTATAAGTTGATCTAGATATTCTTTTTCTCTCCTTTTCCAAGCTTCTACCGCTGATATTTTATCGCGATCCCTTGCTGCCAACTCAGTTATAGCCTTGCCTATAGTTTGGTGCATTCTTTTTTTCTCCATGTTTCTCAAGTGTTTGAAAGTAGAAATTCAATAGAAATGATCCTCGGAACTCTTTCATTTTCCATGCCCACAAAGCGCGTCCTGATCTACCATTACCATCGGTAAATGGATGCAATTTCTCATAGGCTATGTGCAAATCATAGGCGTTATAGTCGGCTGATAGTAGTGACTCCAAATTAGCAACAATTTCGGAGCCACCAAAAGGGGCTATATAATTGCCAACCACCACATTCATATCATATTTATCTCGCAACTCAGCCTCAGGTTGATATATCGCCAAGAATCTCTTTAATTCAGCAATGGTAATAACATCTAATGCAATGAAGCGCCTAAATTCATCTATTTCCGCTTTAGATATTGCACGAGATATTCTCTCGATTTCGTTACTTTCAATTACAAAATCTATTATTTCTCTATGTGTCATAATTCCTCGCAAAAAGGAGCAAGCACGTAAATGCTTGCCCCAAGGAAAGGAGAATGTCTTTATTATTTTTTTGATGTCTTCTTTTTATGCTTCTTTTTTTTACCATGTTCTGCAGCACGCTTTTCGCTAAGGGCTATTGCAATAGCTTGTTTCGGATTGGTAACCACAGGACCTGATTTAGAGCCTGAATGCAGCTTCCCTTCCTCATACTCATGCATTACTTTTTTGACTTTCTTTTTTCCCTTTGTGACTTTCTTTTTGGGCATTAATTCTCCTAAGAATAGCCGGGAGGTTAACTCCCGGCAGTTGTTTAACTATTAAGCACATGGATCAATAGGGGGCATAGGACATGTCATATTGTCACATGCAACCGCAACTGGCGAACATGGAACTGATACTAGAGGACAGACCATGCATGCTGGTTGTGTGCTGCTAGTACTCAGTGTCGATAGCAATATTATTTTAAACAGTGAATTACCATCTTCAACGCCGGAGCCAACTATGTCAGCTGTACCTACTACAGGAGCACCATTGCCTTGCAGTACGTTATATGCCATAGTTACTTTATCGCCAGCTTGAAGTGTGATAAGGCTGCATAATATAACATCCTGATAG